GGTTGGCCACACTCCCACCACTCACGGCATACCACGCAATGGGAAGCCTGGTCCACGCCACCAGTTCCCGCTGGCCCTCATTCGCCCATTCGCGCAGCCGGGCTTCCGGCACCTTGGCATACAGCCGTTCCAGGTTTTCCACCTGGGCGGTGCGGATCGCATCCGTCAGCACATCATTGAGCGTCCAGACGGCCATCAGACCCAGCTCCGTGACTCGACCCCGATGAGTGCGAGCATCCGGCCTTCTTCCGCCGCGCCACTCGCATCCTCATGGTCAAACTGCTTACAGCGCCCGATACATTCCCGGATGAGCGCGTCATCCAGGGCTAGTGGCCACTCCATAGGGAGACTGTCATCCAGTCCCGTCAGCGTCGGGGGCAGCTTAAGGTACGGTATCCTGATCCGCAGTTCCGCCACCGTCGGTTCTGGAAGAATCTCAATGGCCACCCGGTTCGGGTTCACACCCCAGACAATAGTGTTGGCAATGTTTCCGCCGTCTTCCAGACTCGCCAAGAGATTTTGCAGGAGGTAAAACGGGCGACTGGTAGTGGCGGTCCGGTCAGCCAAAACCCCGATCTCACCACGCATGGCAAGACTGATCGGCGTTAGAGGGTACCCGTCCAAGGTCGCTCCCGGCAAGGCGCGTCCAAAGTCAGCGGGCAGCGGGTACACGGATCGGCTCACTTCCGTCAGCAGTGCGTTCACGCTGTCATCCGTGTACCGCAGAAACTCACCAAGCGCCGACGGTTCCGGATGTTTGAGGATCAGCCAGAGTCGCGCCTGGTTGAGCACCTCCAGGATAATGGCGTCCGTGAACCGGGTCGTGTCGTTCCGTCGCCCCAGCCCCGTCCTTATCCGGTTCGCGGCCCCCTGACTGGTCATCGCCTACTCTTTCGGTGTCAGCATCGGCAGCCCGCACTGCTCCACCGCAGACCACAACAGGGCTTTCCGGCTTTCTCCGCTCTGGACATGCACGCTCTTGTGCGTCCCCGTGATCTCCATTTCCGCGACCGTACCACTGGCTTTCGAGGTAAACACCGCCGACCCGCCACAGTAAGATTCCAGCGCCTCTTGGAGCGAGCGGATACGCGACACGGGCCTTGTCACCACATCCTCCGTAATCTGTTCCCGTTCGACAGCCATCGGTTGCACTCCCTTCGGTCGGTTCAGCGATCCCTTGGGTCTACCCATCTTCCATCACCTAGATCAAGGGGAGGGGGACTGTTCCCCTCCCCCTGTCTTCCTCGTTACGCTTCAGGCAGGAGTGCCCCGAAGGCCGTCTGGTTCGTGATGCGGTGCTGCCGCCAAGGGTACGGGCAAATTGTGGTGATATCCCCCTTGGCCCACGCGAACTTCGCACTTTCCGCCCGGATATCCGCTGCCGCCGTGTCAAAAGCCGCGGTCGCCACATCGGCATAGGAATCCCAGAGAATCGTGCCCGCAGCACTCATCTCCCAGTAGAACTCGTCGAACCGTCGCACGATCTCGAAGTCCGGGGCATGCAGTATCCAGATTTCACCGCTCGGCACCCGCGGGTTCGGGAAAACAACGATCTCCCCGCCCTCGTAGTTGCCGACCCGGACGGAATCCTTCGCCTGCGGACCCAGCGTGTAGACACTGCCCTTGATGTCGCCCCGCAAGGTGTCGAAGAACACTTCCATGAGCGCATCATGCAGGTCATCCGGACACATCACACACACGTCACCGTGCCCGCCAAACTGGCGGATGCTCCGGATAGGCGGGCGCAACACCCGTGTGAAGTAGTGTTTGCCCAACCCACCGCTGCCGCTGATCGTGTACGGCGTGCTCCAGGTCCGCCCGGCAAACCACTTGCCCGTGGTCGTCCGGCTACTCACATTCAGGTAGCTCGCACTCGTATCAAACACGAGCGGGATACCCTGCGGCCCCGTACTGCTTGATCCGTGCGGACGGATCTTGATGGTGTAGTCCGTGATGGCCGCCGCCGCACTCGCGTCAGCGAACGTGACCGTGGGCGGGTCCACCGTCCAATCCACGGACTGCAACTCCGTGCCCAGAATCTCCATCGTGCCGTCGGCATCGTCGTCAATATCCCACAACGTGCCTTCGCGCTGGATGAAGTTCCAGATTTTGTCCTTGCGGATGGAGAAGACCGCCGTGGAACCAGCGGCTTTATTCGCCCATCCCATCACGGCATCGCCGTTCGAGACGTAGGACTCCTGGATACCATCCGACAGCATCCGCCGGAGGTCCTTCATCTGGTCCATCTGCGCCGAAGCCCAGCCGCTGAGTTCTCCCCGAGGCGGTTGCATATCCCGCGTGGTCCACCGGGCAATGCCATCAATGGTGAACCAGCCGCCTTGCAACGCCTGTTCGAGACCCTTCGTGGCTTTCGGCGCCGTCGTGTCACTGCTGGGGTACATCCGCAACCCCGCCGCGCTCGACCGTTTGATCATCATCTCCCAACCCAGACCGCCCACCCGGTCCCGCACATCAAACTTGCCGCTGATGTAGCGGGTCAGGGGTTGCTCGTCATGAAGCTGGTCTTGCATGTCATGCCACAGTTCGACGCGCTTGAGGAGATTTTCAAACGCAGTGCGCACGCGGCCTTGATTGACGACGAGACTGACTTCTGGTGCAGCCATCAGACATCATCCTTTCGGTTTAGGCTACCCGTCCCAATCCCGTCCGCGCATCAGCCTGGGCCAGCCGGTTCAATTCCTCAACCAGGGCCTGGCCGTCTATCGTCTGACGCGGCGGGGGCGTGAACGGGGGCGGGGTCGCTCCCGCTTCCACCGGTGCAAGCGAGCCACCGGGCTTCGGTGTTGTCGCCCACTGCTGGGCGACCTCAATCAGCATCCGGCGCAGAGCCGGGTCTTTGGTCCCTTGGAGATAGCTTTTCAGCGCCGGAGCAAGAAATACCGGATCGGCATGTTCCAACAAGCGCGGATACTGGTCACGCCGGTGATCCACAGACTCTTCGACCAACTGGTCAATGAGTTGATCCAAGGGCCGCGAGGGTTCTTGGGCATGACGGGCATCCACGTGACGAATCACGTAGTCCTGATCCGCCTCCGGATGGGCCGCTAAGCGGCTGGCCAGATGCTGGTGTAACGCCGTCAGCTGCCGCTGCTGTTCCGTCTGGAGCAAGGCTTGACGGACAGGAGCGACCTGTTCTTCCACGAGTTGCAACACCCGGTCCGCATTCCTGCGCTCCGACCGTGCCTCGATCCAGGCGGCATAATCCTGCTGCCATTGCGCCATACGCCGTTCATCTTGGGCGTCTTCCCAAGACAACACGGGCGCCGGCCCTGGCTCAGCAGTCTGCACGGCCGCCGGCGCTGGGGATGGTGCCGGCTGCGACATCACGCGGCGCATTTCTTCCAGGCGTTGCTGGGTCTGTTCCAGCTTGACGTTGGCCTGGTAGGCCGCTTCGCGTTCCTGACGCCGTTCCGCCGCCGCCGCACGGATTTCGTCACGCACGCTCTCCAGCTTGCGGACTTCCTCCTCGTTGTACGGAGACACGAACCTCCCATCCGGTCCCTGCGGCGGAGTTTTCGGTATCGGAGGCGCCTCTCCTGGTGCGGTCTCCACTACCGGCGGTGTCAGCTCCGCCACCAAAGATGCCGTCAAATCCGGCGCCGTGGTCTCCACCACCTGCGCCGCGGTCACGGCGGTCCCTGGGGCCTCCAAGGTCACACGTTCTTCAGCCATTACGAACCACCTTTCCCCGCGCGGGCCTCCACCCGTGCGGACTGCGAACCCTGATTTGTCTCTCCAGACGCCCCCTCCGGGGCGGGTTCTGCGTTGGGGATGTGCGCAAACGCTTCTAAGGCGGCCTGACGCGCCTGTTCCTGTTCCATCGCGATCAGGGTTTGGGTATCCGCGATGTGCCGTGCCAACGGCAGTTGTTGCGGCGGTGGCAACAACCGATATTCGGCGCTGTTTGCCGCCGAGAGATGAATGGGAAGCTCGATATAGGGGTTTTCCAACCCTGGTGAGATGGGAACTGGCATTCCACGCAGAAGTAGGATGTTTTCCTCTTCCGCCTTCCGACGGAACGTCCGCAACGGATCGAAGGTGTTCCGTGGCGACAGGTATTCAATGAACTCCGAAGCGCTCTGCTGGTGCATCGGGTCATCCTTGTTAAACAACCCCACGTTGGCCATTTGTCCGAGCAGTTGCAGCTTGCCCTGAAGGGTCAATGGGAAGATGCTATCCAGAATCACCCGGACCCTCGCCGAGCGCGGCAGCGTCTGGCTGGAAATCGCATGCGCCCGCATAGCGCTTTCCGCGCCGCCGGCGCGGAGATACCGTTCCGTCGTGTAATGGGCGTGAGCCAGATTAAGGAGATGACTGGCCAGCCGTTCATGGCACGTCTTGAACCGGTGGACAAAGGGCACGAGCTTGTTTTCATCCGCCTGCTGGAGGGCCATCACGCCCCGCGCCGAGTCCACACGCTGCGGTTCGATCCCAAGAGAAGGTTCCGTCACCCCACCCGTAATGCGGAGGTCTTCCAGTGACTGGAGCAGTTCCGCGTCCGCATAGCCAGGCCACGAGGGGGGAGTAATCATCTGGACGGGACCGGATGAGGTATTGGAACTGGGGTGATATTGAAAGGCCCCCATCCGCCGCGGGGAACAGAGGTCCGCTTCGTTGATCCCCGTCATCGTCGAGGGATAGAGGATCTTGGCCCACGCCGTCAGGGCGCGAAAGCGCGCCCGATCATTGAGGATTTGGTTATACTGCACCTGGGGCGAGATCATATCGGAGACGCGGCCACGCCCGAAAAAGCGGCCATGCACCACCTGGTCCCGCAGTTCGCTGAAGGGGTACTCAAACGGCTGGTCGTCTGGTTGCGGTTCCGCCGGGATATACGCCTGGGGCTGCTGCGGTTCCAAGAGTAACTGCCCATTGGCAATTCGGATGACGCCGCCCGTGGGCATCGTCTCCCCCACAATGTGTTCCGGAGCGTGGAAAGGCTTGATCCAGCGGTGCAGGATCGCGAGACGGGTTTCCTTTTCTGGCGTCACCGTTTCACCGCGCAGTTCATCCAGAATACGCAGTTCCGGCGGCTGCTGGGCCTCCCCGTGTCGAATCACAAAATCGGGGTAGCGTTGACGCACCATCGCGATGGGATGGTAGGTGAGAATGTCAAAATAGGGCATCTCGTCGAGTTCGTCATACCCGGGACACGGAAAAAGTTCAAAGGCCGTATAGACCTTGACGCCCAAAGCCCCTTCCCAGAATGTCGGACCGCCCGGTGCCATCTCCCCGGTGTCTGTAATCAGGGGCAGTTGGATAGCCTTCCCGCCCTGGGGATTCCAGAAGTCGTGATAGAGCGCGGTGCCCGTGGCAAAGGTCCAGCGTTTGAGCTTCTGCGAGAGTTCCTGAATGCGGAGCATCTGCCAGGCGTGTTGAATCGCAATACTCGCGTTCTCCACCTCTTCCCGATCCAGCCGGTCAGCGGTTTGCGGCGTGATTTCCAGTTGGAGGTTCCCCACGGACGTTTTGGCTTCCGCCACTTCGAGCACAACCCGGATGTGGTTGACCATGAAGAAGTCTTCGCCTTCACCGGGTTCATAGCGATGGACCTGCCCATTCGTGATTTTGATGTCCTGTTCCCCCCGGACAAACCGGATGTTCCGTTCCCATTCCGAGGCCAGGGTGTTGCGCCCGTGAATGTTCTCGACCCAGGACCGTTCCATCCAGTCCACGATCCGCCGATGCTCCGGCGGCATCTGACTCACGCTGAGGGCTTGAGGCCGACTATCTATATAAGTATCACTGGCCATGATGATGTGTCCCTGTTAACACCGAGAGGGCAAAGGGTTGCTCCTCTTCTGCGACCATTTCTCCCGGCCGGAAACTCTGGGTGTTGGCCGAGGCTACCGATCCCGTCGGGACAGCCGGTGGTTCCGGCAACAACCGGTTGATGGTATACCGGGCGAG